CGGCGTCCGATATACGATGATCGAGCCCGTCTGGGATGAGGGCGGTCAGACCTACTTCGTCCAGCGTAACCCACTTCCGGCAACCTTGCTCGGCATTGTGTTTGAACTCGAGGTGGGTGATGATAACGATTGAGGACGTGAAGGAAATCCCCGCTTGGGCTTGGCTAGAAACTTCTGCGGCGGAGTTTTCTCTGGTCGCGCTTGAACAGAAAAAATCCATGCTGAGCATGTCGTTCCCAATCAAGACAATCTCGGTCAATGGCAGCTCTTTTGCTGTAGTCGGATTGTTCCGTCAGTCGTTGCTTGAGATTCCCCATGTCTGGGCGTTGTTCTCCAGCGAAGCTTCGGACTTGCCTCCGAGCGCCTTCCGGGAACTTCGGAAAATTTTTGCGCAATACCCTGATAAAATGTCTACCTATATCGACGAAACAAACGTCCAGGCAAAAAAGCTGGCTGAATTTTTCGGCTTCCATCCCACAGGAGTATTGGTGATGCTCGAAAATCGCCCTAATGAAATTTACAGGAGGCCCTGATGGCTTTTGCGGCACCACTACTCGGGGCTTTGGGCGGAGCGGGAGCGACGGCTGGGGGCTTAGGCACGGCTTTATCCGTAGGTTCAGGCATCCTCGGTACCGTCGCGGCCTTCGGTCAGGCGAATTACCAAGCGCAGGTCGCGAAGAACAACTCGGAATTGGCCGCGAGAAATGCCCAGCTGGCTAGTGACAAAGCACAACAAGAGCAACTCACGAGTGACCAAGAAACTGCCGCTTTGCTCGGGCAGCAGCTGGCGGTCCAATCAGCCTCTGGGTTGTCCATCGACGGCGCCTCGCAGTTGCGCACCCGGCGGTCAGCTCAACGTATCGGCCGAACTGACGCAAGAAATATTCGCGAACAGGGGAACTACGAAATTCAAGGTTTCCAGCAGCAAGCGGAAAACTTCCGGGCTGAAGCCAAAGCACAAAAAGGTGCGGCTATTGGCGCGTTGATCGGCGGCGGGCTCGATATTGCTGGAAGTCTTGCTGGCAAGCCAAGCTTGATTGGCGGCTCGTCTTCCGTTCGAAACAAGAATAAATACGATCCCTGGAAAGGTTTGCGATGAAAGTTCCATCACCAGTAACGGGTCGGACTCGTTCGCCCAACGCGCAGCTTACCTATATTCAAGGGGCTTCGAACCCAACCGCTGGACTCTCGGCGATTGCCAAGGGTATGAACTCGCTTGGCGCCCAGCTTGAAGTTCGGAATGAAAAAACCGATCGTTTCAGTTCGCTGCAAAGTTTTTCGCAGTTCCAGACTGACGCGGCCGTACGGATGACGGAACTCAAGCGGGACTACCCGGCCAATGGAAAGGACTTCGCCGAGAAGGCGAATGAAACTTATGGCCAGCTTGAGGATGAGTGGATCGCCAAAATTCCTCCTGCGATGCAAGAAGAATTCCGTTACCGCTCCAGCGAAGTTCGCCGGAATGTAGTCGGGGATGCTTTCAAATTCCAATACGAAGCCGGGGATGCCTGGTTTCGGCAAGGGATCTCCGACGAGCTTTCCAAGTCCAAGACGATCATCGACCAAACGCCGGAAGCGCTCGCCACGGAACAGCAGCGGATCTTCGAGGTTATCGCCGCCTCGGATTTGCCGGAAATTGAAAAGGAAGAACTCCAGCGGCAGGCTACGATCGGACTTGCTGCGGTAACGTACAAGACGGAGGTTCGACGGGACGTTGGCACTCGTGGATCGCTGGGAATTGGCGATCCCACCTCGGTGGTAGACCGGATTATCGGGGTGGAGTCGCGGGGTAAGACTGGCGCGCAGAACCCTAATTCGTCCGCCGGCGGTCTTGGTCAGTTCCTCGACAGCACTTGGCTCGGCATGGTGCGAAAGTATAAGCCTGAGTATGCGGGCGCTTCTGACCAGGAAATCCTGGCGATGAAGAAAGGCAATCCTGCGCTCAATCGAGAAATGACAACTCGATTTACCGAGGAGAACCAGGCGACCCTTGCCCGCAACGGCATCACCCCGACTAACGGCAACACATACCTGGCCCATTTTCTCGGTGCCGGAGACGCGGTGAAGGTGCTTAAAGCTTCGCCCGATACGCCACTGAAGGGTTTGATTTCCGATGCCAGTATCGCTTCGAACCAGTCCGTGCTTGAGGGCAAGACCGCTGGTGACGCGCGGAGCTGGGCAAACAGGAAGATGGGCAACGCTGCATTGGCTACCGACCCGCGTTTCGCTGATATTCCCTACGAAGACCGCGTGGCTCTCTATGAAGATGCCGAGCGGGACGTGGCGGCGCAACAACGGGAGCAGGCCGCACAACAGAAAGCCGCTCGTGATGCGGCGCAGAACGAACTTTATCTGGGTTTGCTTGACGGCAACCGTGGTAAGCTCGATATTGACAATGCCCGAGCCAACGGCACTTTGAATGATTTCGACAGCGTCTCCAAGGCGCTTCAAATCCTCAAAGATCGCGATGGCGAAATTTCACTGGCAAACAATGGTTTGGCCAAGCTTCAGGCCGGGGGTATCTTCGACCCCGCCGATACCGATGACAAAAAGATGCTCAATGCGGTGGTGAAACAGAGCAAGGGGCTCGACTTGCTCACGAACAAGGACGAAAATTACTTTACCTCGGCGATCCTTCCGATGGTGCAACAGTCCGGCGATGTGCCGACCGACGTCTCGGGCTTGTTCACTGGCATGGTTCGCAGCGCGGACAACGGTCGTATGGCTTTCGCCCTGGACTCGATGGCACAAATTCGGGACTTGAGCCCGCAAGCTTTCAATCAGCGTTTTTCCGAAGACGTTGCTCAACAGGTTGATCTTTGGGACGCCATGAAGGACGTCTCGACGGATGAAAAAGAATTGCTGGATCTCGTTAGGGGTGGGACAACTCAGACCGAGCGCCAGCAACGAGCGGTACTGAGGAAAGAGGCGCAATCTTTGCTTGCCCGCGAAGTCGGGGGTGTGCCGAAGGGTCAGGCACTTCTCGATGAAGCTGTCGGGGAATTTGGGTGGTCCCCCGCAGTCTCAGTACCGCTCGCACGTCAATCATTTTCGCGCGAGTTCAACACGCATTTTATCGATGCGTATTCGAAGACTGGGAATGAAGATGTCGCGAAGGGGCTGGCGCTCAAGGCGGTGCAACGGACCTGGGGCCAGACGGAAGTTGGCGGCGGAAACGATCTCATGAAGTTTCCGCCGGAAAAAGCCGGTTACCGCCCGCTCGACGGGAGTTATGACTGGATCAACGAAAGTGTACGAACCGAGTTGGCGTTGACGCCGGAGCAAGATTTCGATTTGTTTTCCGATGAACAAACTCGGCAGGAATTTCAAACATTTCAGGGCAACCCAACCGCATCGCCCCCGAGCTATCGAGTGTTTATCAAAGACGAAAGTGGGGTTTATCGCGAAGCTTACGACGAGCGCGGCTTGCCTCGGCGTATGAATTTCAAACCCTCGGAAGAACAGAAAACTAACGAAACCCTTTCGTTCGATCGCAAAGCTCGGAAGTTCAACGCTGAGGAAACCATCCGCGAGTATGAACAACTTCGGGCCGGCTCGAACGTCAATCCTTTGGCGCCGCTGGCAATTCCCGAGGAAGACACCCAGGCTTATGAACGGGCCATTGAAGAACTTCGGGTTATTGAAAGCGAGGATAATTCCAAGGCTGCGCGTAAACCTAATATGACCACCGGCGGTGCAATGCCCGGTGGCGGATTGTTTGGAGACTGGTGATGCCTTTTGTCGAACACAAACTAACTCGCGACTTCAATACGCTGGAGCGGTCGGAGATTGTTAAGCCCGAACCTACCGTGGCGGAAACTATTTCGGCAGCTTTCGCTCTGGAAAATGACGTGATAAACACGCTGGACTTGATGTCCCGCCCGGCGTTTGAGTCCCAACAAGGATTTGAAATCGGCAAGTCTCTCCGCGAATACGACACAGAAAACTCCAGCAGCATCTTCGACGACTACAAGGATAATTTTCTCGGGGTGAACTCCGAGGAAGAAATGTTGTTCAAGATCCAGCGGATCAGGCAGGAGGAAGCCCAAAAGGAGACAATCTCCCGCGCTGGTTGGCTTGGCGTGACCGCGGCAGTTGGCGCTGGGCTAGTCTCGCCCACGATCTTCATTCCGTTCCTAGCCGGTGGGCGTGGTCTCGCAGCCGTGGGACGCGGTGCCGCGATGGGATTGGCGTCGGCTGTGCCTTCGGAACTGGTTCTTGCCGCGAACCAGGAAACCCGTTCGGCAGGGGAAACCGCTCTGGCCCTTGGTGCGTCGACGGCCCTCGGTGGCATCCTCGGCGGAACCGTGGCGTACCTGCGGAAGGGTGAACGGGAACTGTTTGAAAAACAGTTGGTTGAAATTGCAAAACCGGGGGGGCTTTCCGCGGACGTGGTGCAGGAATTTGCCGACGCTGGCGGACTAGCCTCGGGTGCGAAAACCGTGGCACGGATCAACGACTCCACAGGCCTTCTCACAAACCCAGTCACGCAGACGATTAACCAAACGGAGTTCGAAACTTTCCGCGTGGCCATGCAACAGCTTTCCGACTCCGGCCTTCGCATGGCTAAGAACGAAGACTTCATTCCTGCCTCGGTCGGCGGCACGGTGGAAAATCGGCTTAACCACTACACTGGTATGCTAGTTCGGGGAGATGAGGCGTTCGACGATGCCTACGCGAATTACTACTTTGACGGAGCGGTTCCTAGTGCGGCGCCGAACCTTCGGGCGCAACTCGGTGGGATGGTAACGTCCCGGAAACTCTCTGCGGGGGAGTTCTCCGAGCAGGTTTTCAAAGCAACTGCCGCCGGGTTCCAGCATGACATTCCCGAGGTTGCCAAAGCCGCACAGGAAATCTCTCGGAATGTTTACGAGCCGATTTTGAAGATGGCGCAGGAAGCCGGCATCTACGGGGATGACGTCAAAGTCGTCGGCGACGAGGCGTACATTAACCGTCTCTACAACACTGAGGCGATCAAGCGCAGCACGCAGGAATGGCTGGACATTATCCAGACTCACTACACCCAGGATCTTGAGCAGCGGTTCGCCGATGAACTGGAAAAATTCAAGGGCAAGCAGACACAACGGAGTGAACTCGCGGAAGACCTGGCTCGCCCGCAGAGTGAGGTTGAAGAACTGCAGAAAAAGTTCCGCGAAGAACTCAAGGCGATGGATGAAAATCTGCCCGAGGAAACGCAGATGCTTGAAGAGGCCATTGCGCGGAACCGGGCTACTGCGCGGATGATCAGGCAGCAAGACCGCGTGAGTATCGGCGATGAGGCAATGATCAAACAGCTGCTCAAAGATGCCAAGGATATGGAGAAGAGTGCGGGGGAAAGCTATGCGAAGCTGAAGGGCGAACGGGCGAGACTGCGCCGGCGGGTGTCGAACCTGAACAAAGCCGTGGTCGCCGTTGACTCACGACGGGCGGGCAAGCTCGCCAAGATCGAAAAGACAGAGGAACTTGAACTTAGCTCACTCATGCGGTTGGTGAACAAGGCACAGAAGTTCCTGAAGGAGCTCGACAAGGTCAGCGACAAGAACCTCGATGCGAAGCTTGCTGAACTGAAAACCATGTTCGCGCAGACAGGGAAGGTTTATGATCGGGGTGAAGAGGCCCTGGTTAAGCTCGCTGGTGAAGACCAGGAACTTCACCGCCTCGGTGCCATGGAAGATCTGCAGCAACAGCGTGGGGAACGTCTTAGCGATATCGCTGAACGGATTGATAACGTTGACAGCATCGATCGTAACGCAACGCGCGAGGCTATCCAGGAAGGCCTTAATGAAGCTCTGGCGAAGGTCAACGGACTCAATTCCCGCCGTGTCTTGCGTTCACAGCGGTTGCAAGAACAAGTCGCCAAGCTTGACCCGGAGATTGCCAAAGCCCGATTGGCCGATGCGCAATCCGCTCCACTCCGGGCCGAGGGTGACTTTGCCCGCAGATGGGAAACCGACTACAAAGCCTCCAGCGTGGATCTTGAAAAGGGTCTCGCCGACTTCACCGACATCGCCAAAGACTCCGCCAGGGAAATCACCGATAAAATCATCGGAACCTACCTGCGTCTTCCGTATTCCGAGGTGATGCAGATGGAACGCGGGGCTGAACTCCGGCGCACACTCCACATTCCCTCGGCAAAGATTGAGAAGTTTCTGGAGAAAGATGTGCGGAAACTTACCCGCGTTTACACTCGCACACTCGGACCGGATATCGAACTCATGAACAAGTTCAAAACTCTGAACATGACGGACTGGATTGTGCCGGCGAGTGAGGAGCGCTATGCGAAGATCGAGGCGCTGAACAAACAAGTCAAGCCGGAGAAAATATCTCAGGAAGCTTGGGATGCAAAGCTGGCCAAAGATACCCGGAAGATCAACAGTGATTTCGAAATGCACAAGCAGAACCTGGAAGTCGTCGTTCAGCGACTGCGTGGTATTCGTGGTATGCCGAGCGACCCGGATGGGTTTGCCTACCGCGCCGCAAGGACGATCATGAACCTGAACGTACTTCGCATGATGGGTATGGTCACGGTGTCGTCGTTCCCCGATGCCGCCCGCCCGATCATGCGCTACGGGCTAACACGGACGTTCCGGGATGGTTTCGTGCCGTTCGTCACGCAGCTCAAAGCCATGAAACTAAACCAACGGGAGGCCAAGCTCGCGGGCGTGGGAACCGATATGTCGGCCCATCTGCGGTCGATGGCGTTCCGGGACATTACCGACGAACTGCACCGCGGCTCGAAACTTGAAAAGGGTATTGAGTGGGCTACGAACCGCATGGGCATGGTGGCCCTCTTTGAGTATTTCACCAAGGGGATGGAGCTGGTTTCCAGCGCCACGGCCAACGCAAAACTCATGGACGCCCTGGCTCGGATTAACACTGGAGCAGGTACGCTTACGGAGAAAGAGGCCGCGACGTTTTTGTCGGAGAATGGCATCGACGGTATCCTGGCCGAACGTATCTGGAAGGAGGTCGACGCTGGCGGTGGTGGCAAAGTTGACGGGACCTGGTGGCCGAACACGGAAAGCTGGAAAGATCCGGAAACCATCCGGGCCTACCGGGCCGCACTTGCCCGTGAAGTCTACATAACCATCCCCCGACCGGGAGCGGAGCGAACCAAGCTTTCCGACGTGAATATGCTCGGGCGGATGCTTTACCAGTTCAAATCCTTCGGTATGTCCTCGATGGCGAAGATAGCTATGTCGGGATTGCAGCAGCGAGACGGGGCGGCTTTGGCCGGTTCTATGAGCGTACTTGCACTTGGGGCGCTAAGCTATTATACTTGGGCCGTGGCATCGGGAGGAAAAGCATATGAAGAAATGTTGAATGCGGACCTGGACAAATGGGCGGATGAGGCGATCAGCCGATCGGGTCTGCTTGGCAACGTGAGTGAGGTGCAAAGAATTGCGCAGACTATTCCCTTGTTTGAACCTTACGCGTCGTTCAGTGGAACCCGACAAACTCGCCGCCCTGGTGATGATGTGGTGGAGGCACTGTTCGGCCCGAGCTTTGACTTCCTCGAAAACGCGGCGGGTGTAGTTACCGGGCTCGACAACCCGACACAAGGAACACTGGGGCAGGCCCGCCGACTCATGCCCTACCAAAACACACTCGGACTTCGTAATGCACTTGACGCGATTGAAGCCGCGATCGGCAAAAACCTTCCAGAACGGAGATAACTATGACTGTACAAACCGAAGACCGACTTGTTATCTATCAAGGTAACGGGGCCACGACTAACTTCCCTTTCAACTTCCGCATTCCAGAAGACACGCTCTCGGTGAGCATCCAGGACTGGACTACCAAAAACATTCTGGAAGTTCTGGCGCCGGGAAGTTATTCCGTTACTGGGCTGGATGAAGTCGAAGGCGGCTCTGTTACCTACGAACCCACCGGGGGCCCGCTCGACTCTACTAAGGGCATCGTCATTTTTCGAACCATGCCCTACACGCAGGATCTGGATATCTCCCCTTACGGCGGGTTTAATCCCACGGTTGTCGAAGAGCGGCTGGATTTTATCGTCATGCAAATCCAGCAGTTGGCCGAACTTCAATCACGGAGTTTGATAGTTAACCCCGGTCAAGACGCAATCGACCTTGCTGTTATTGCGAATGCAGAGATCCACGCATTGGCGGCTCAAGCTTCGGCCGCGGCAGCCGTGCTTGCTCAGATGGCTGCGGAGGCAGCTGCAACTGCAGCCCAGGGGCTGGACAATATCTTCGACACCCCGAATAGCCTTCGGGACGATACGGGCATGACTTATACTCCGGCACTGCCGGGCTCGGTAACTGCCGGGGTTTACGTATTTGTGAAATCGGGGGCACTGACCTATCAGGTTGCGGACTCCGCGGCAGTCGATAACCATGTCGTCACAGCTGGCGGCGTGAAACTTTACGTCACTGGCAGGCAAGTTACGCCGGAGCATTTCTTCGCCCAAGGCGATGACTCGACTGACGATGCTGTGGAGCTTCAGAAGGCGCTTGACTATTGTAAAACTACGCCGGCATTTTTGGTCGGAACTGTTGGGAAATCATACAGGTACGGCACTTCTTTGGATGCTTCGCTCCCCAGCGGAACTAACCCGATCTGGGGTATGGACTTTTCCGGCTCCTATTTGGTGCAGAATTTTACCGGCCATGGTCTCGTGGGGCTGGATTTTTCTCGTCCCGGTGCTCGCGCCGGGGGTGTTTGTTTCCATCGAGGACTTCGGTTTGCGAACGGCCCAGCGGCTGTTGATCCACCACTTTCGCTCGATATCTCGGGAACCGCGAATTTCCAGCTGGATAATATCTGGTTCCAAGGCTCGGCCAACACGCAATTGCGCATGGACTCCATGTATAATAATCGCATGGATAGGGTGGCGGCCTACTACGGTGGGCGGTTCTTCCCCTACAAAAATGCCAGCGCGATCACGTTCTCCATCACCTCGGCCGGCACGACGCTTACGTCCAGTGCGGCTCATTTTGCCGCCGGTGACGTCGGTAAGATTATTTCTCTTGAGAACACTTCGGGCCGCCGCGAATACTATACGGTCTCCGCCTACACCAGCAGCACCCAGGTGACTGTATCGGCACCGAGCGTCAGCACATTTTCCGCAGTCGTAGGCAATTGGGAGCACGCCCGAGTGAGCGTAACAGGATCTACGGCTACGATTGTCGGGGAAGACTGGCCTACTGATTGCGTCGGCTACTCTATCTATATTTCAGGAACTAGCGCCGATGCCTTGCCCGCTCGCTGGACCATCCTCAGCCGCACCAGCGGTACCGTGGTCGAACTCACTGAAGCGGTTGACACTAACGTGTCTAACGCCCGGTTCATGCTTCCCGCCTACGATATTGGTAAGGAGTCCTTTTACACCGGCGGTGGCGCAACGACTGCCGAAACGAACGATTGCAAAATCCATAATCTGTGGATCGAGTACCCGCGTGGGGTTGGCCTTGTTATCAACGAATGCTCGGACCTCTACTTCTACACCCCGAAAATTCACGGAGACGCCACCCCGGATGGCAACACGGCTGCAACCGCGAACCATATGTGGCTGATCAAGGCGCAGGTTGCTTTTGACGGAACGGAACTTCACGCCGACAATGTCGGTGGCGCCAAGGTAGTCTTGTTCGGCTCCGAAGGGAAGACGTACTTCGGCGGGCATACGCGGGTGGTTTTGGCAATCAAGCAGAATCTGGTCGAAACAAATAGTTTCGCGACTGGGGGTGTGGTCGAGTTCGACAGTGTCGAGTGTATCGGCACCGTGAGTCAGATCGTTGAACTGATGGCGGAAATTGAGGCCAAAACTGGGAAACTTATTATCGGCTCGTATTCGCAAGCCAATAATCCGCCGGTGTACTTTCCGAAAGTTTTCCAGGGCGTGCGGACGATTACCACAAACGTTAATGAAACTCACATATTCTCCCGCGCGCAATCTACGCGAGTTCGTCACACTGGTACGCTTTCCGCCCATCGGCAACTTAACCTTGGCACTATCGCCAGCGGCGGAAGGCAGATGAATGGTGATACGGTATTGATAACTCGAACCGGCGGTGATACCGCGGGTCCTTGGAATTTGCAAGTTCGCGACGGGGGAAGTGGTGCGACTTTGAAAGCATTGGCTATCGGGCAATGGTGCATGGTATCTTGGGATACCGCGGTTGCGGCTTGGTATCTTGTAGCATATGGAACACTCTAACAACGAGGATTACTCATGGATAAGTTTTACGTCTACCGCCCGCTGCTTGATCTTCTCGGCAAAACTGAGGGGACCGCGAAAGGCGATGGGTATAATGAAACCTTGGCCTATGGTAAAATGCTTGACGGCAAGGTGACGAAAGGCAAAGGCAAGGATGTCAACCTTGTGTCGATGACCCTGGCCGAGATCGACAAACTCCAAAGTGACATGCTGAAGGACCCGGATAACAAGTGGAACTCCTCGGCCATAGGCATGTATCAGATCGTGCGTACGACTCGGCGGGCGATCCAGAAAACCCTGGGGCTGGCGTCGTCGGAACCTTTCGACGAAGTTATGCAGGACCGAATGGGGGCCTATTTGCTCGGTGTCCGGGGGATCGACAAATATCTGGCGGGAAGGTTGAAGGAAGATACCTTGATCGACAACCTCGCGAAAGAGTGGGCGAGCCTGCCGACGACAGCCGGCAAGGGTTACTACGGCGGGCAACACGCGGCAGTTACACCGGCGGAAGTTCGAAAGGTGCTTGCTGAAGTTCGCCGTCGCCACGCTGAGGGCCAGCCCACGATTATCGTGGATAAGGAAGTCATGCCGCCGAAGGTGGAAAAGGAAGTCCGGCAGAAATCTGGCTGGCTCTCCGGCATCATCGGCACAATCTTCGGCAGCCTTAGCGGGGGCGGCTGGCTTGCCGGTATGGACAAGGACGTAGTTATGCTTTTGCTCGGCGCCGGACTCGTCTTTATCATCGTCATGCTCGTCGGTGGCGAGTGGATCGTTCGACGCCTTCGGACGATTGGAAAGGAACTCAATGGTTAAGCTCCTGCCTTACGCCTTAGTCGTGACGGCTATACTCGCTGTCATGTATTTTATCTACTCAACCGGTGTTGATGACGCCCTGGAGGACGTGCGAAATGACAATCAAGAAGCTGGTGACAAAGCTGACATTTGGCGCGGCCATATGCGGGATTGCGCTCGGACTGGCCAGCTGTACGACTTCCGAACCGGCAAGTGCAGTCGGCCTTAAGAGAGTTCTCGGCGGGAGTCTGCCGGGGGCGCAGGGCAAAACCCTGGATGATCAAAACAGGATCGATGAAACCGTCGTCGGCGGCTGTGCGACGAACCTCTACTCTAAATTCTCCTGCAACGAACACACAAGGAAAAGCTATGCCCGTAGGAAGGAACTTGCCGATGGCAGTTAAATGGGATATCAACATCGGGACTCTGGTTCCGATTGGAATGGCTCTGCTAGGCGGGGCGTTCTGGATCAACACGCAGCTGACTGGCATGGATCTCCGGATGCACCAGACGGAAAGCAATATCACTGAACTTACCGCGGGCGTGAAGGCGGTGCAGGATAGTTCGATTAAGCAGTCGAATGATTTGAATAACCTGACTTACCGCATGGGGCAGACGGAGTCGGCGATCGGGTCGGCCAACCAGCGAATGGACCGGATTGCTGATTCGGTCCTCGCCAGTGTTGACTCAATCAAGAAAGACATCGGGGCGCTGACGACTAAGTTCGAAGTCATGTCACAGAAATTCGACAACCTTGACGTGCCCCGGAACAAGCGTTAAGGTGCCTTAGTCTTGGGGACGTAGCCCTGTCCTGCGTCCCCAAACTTTTTCTCGATCAGTCCGCCGCGCTCCATAACAGTGATGATCTTTTCCACGTTATGTGCAGGGGTACGGACCTGGAGGAACTCGTATAGGCGATGTTCCAAGATCGGCTTCTTCTCCTTCATCCACATTTCATAGAGATAGTGATAGCACTCCTCCATAACCTTTCCGTCGCCGCCCGACTTCATGGCGCGGAAGATGTCGGGCATTACGAACTCGACTGCGGAAAGCCAGCCGAGGGCTTCGGCGTAGTGGTCGAGGTTGATGATCTTGGTTTCGCCCTGAGCCACGCAAGCGACCATGCAGAGCTTCAAGAGGTGGGCTGTACGGCGGGTGTTGTAATGGGAAAGCTTGGGGTGTGTTGGCGCCGGGGGTCCCCCTTGTATGTGCCATGCGTTGAGTACGCCCTTAACGTCCTCGTCGAAAGTCAGTTGCCCAAACATATTCCCGATCTCATGCAAGTCGTGTTCGAGGTCTTTGGCAAGTTTGTCATTGTAAGGTTTGGTTTGAAATAGATCCGAGGGCGCCTCGCCGCCGGAATAAACTAGCATGGTGCGGGATAGAAAACCCTGGTCCCAGGCACCCTCGGGCAACATAGCGGTGAGGTATGACGGGGTTGTGGCGGCGAGGAAATTAAGCTGCGGAGCATCCATCTTGATGTTGATCTTGGCTGTGCGTCGGGTTTCGGAATACACTCGGCAATCGTAGATGTTTGTGAGGACGTTCATGAAATCGTTTTCGTAACTGGGAAGGAAGACGCCGAGTTCGTCTGAGGTGATGATGAGGGAGTTGAACGAGGTGATTGCGGGGGTGTCCATCGGGCGGATGATTTTGCGTTCGGCTGCTGCGAGAGCATCGATCATGGACGCCTTGGTGACTGATGTCGGGGCGATGTGATGATCTTCGAGGGTGTCGAGGAAGTCGTGGGCTACTGAGGTGGCGAGAGTTTTACCCGCTCCCGGAGGACCCACCTTGATCACATAGAGGTTAGGGTAGAGGACGCCCTTGCCCGTGCGTATCCACACCTTGCGTTCCAAGGCGGCGGCGACGGTAAATATTCCCGCCCACTGGGTGAATAGTTTCGGGCTCCCCTTCCCCTCCATGTATTCGTTAAACGCATCGGTCCAGCTCTCCAGTTTTCTGCTCATTACAATCCTCGGAATGAAAATGTGAAATCGGACTCAGCGCGCTTGCGGCTGTCCGTTCCCTTGTATTTTTTCAGGCCGTCTGGATTTGTCTTGGCGACCCCAACGTCAGACTCCTTGCATTTACCCTCAAGGAAATCGTTCTTAGTCCAGGGATCGAAATAGCCCCAGTTAAAACCCGTCATGGCTTCGGTCGGGACAACAAACTCCCGACCACCGAGCAGCGTCTTCGGGGCACGAAGTGCCTGGAGAGCCCACGGTACAATCTCGTCTTCGAGTTCTTCGGGATACTGAAAGAGGATTGAGTCGTGGACCTGCATGAGGAGCTGGACTTTGTTTGCGCGCCAGATGTTAAGAATGCCGATGTTGATTTCGTCTGCTGTCATGGACTGAGGGCTGTACGCGACTGCTTCACGGAGGGTGGCTTCGTCATTGGACCGGCCAAAGAAGAACCTACGGCGGCCGTAAAGAGTTGTGAGGCTGGCAGTGGAGAGAAGTTCTTGAGCTACGTATTTGTGATAGAGTGGGATGACCGGGAAAGATCGGAAATAATTGTGCTGGAATGTTTCGATTTCGGCGCGGGGGAACTTGGTATGCTTGGCCATGGTTGGCGGGCGCCCGAGAAAGTTGCTGCCATGGCCGAGGACTTTCGACGCATCACGATAGGTTTTGCCCCGGTAGAAAATCATGTCGGCGATCTGCCGATCGGTGCGACCGTCGTTCCAGGGCAGGTGTGGGTTCGACATCTTGCAGACCTGGGTGTGAAGATCGCCCGCCTCACATGCGTCGAGATACTTGCCCGCGAATTCCGGGCCATACTCTTCGAGGAATATGTTCCAGCACAAGGCCCCGAGATTTCTGGAGTCGGCCTGTTCCAAGTCCATGTTGCAAAGCTTCATACCGGGGTCGGCGACGAAGACGGAACGGAGGGACGAGGTGACGTTTTGGAGATTTGTTCCGGTTCCGTAGTCACTGGCGCTCGATGCCCACCGGCCTGTGTTGGTGCCGCCGATGTTAATGCTGGTTCGCATACGCCCGTCGGCATCAATGCCTGTTTTTAGAAACCCCAGGCTCTTGCCGAGGTCACGGAGGGCCAGGATGAAGTTGACGATCGGCTCGGCTATAAGGTGGACGGAAAGCTTCTCAAGTTCAGCCCGACCCGAAGCTGGCATCATGATGCCGTTGGCATTGCGTTTGCGCTGGACGGGGAGGTTCATGACGGAATACAGCAGGTGGTTGAGCTGCTTGGGCGACCGCCAGTTAAACCCCGGCGGGATGCCCACACCCTCGGTGAGAAGCCGCGAGAAACGCTCTTCGAGAATTGCCAGCTTGCGTTCGAAGTCCCTGATGACAGTCATGCGACGGGTTTGGTTAACCCGCAGCCCGCGCATGGTCATTTCCAAAACTGGAGCCTGAAGATCGCGGGAGAACTGATAGGTGGCCTCGGTGATTTCGTCGAGGTTCGGAAGGCAAGCCTGGAGGACTTCCTCCGTAACACATACGTCAAGACCGTTGTAGATCCAATAGGCGTCGTCGGCGGAAAGCTGGCGAAGTGCTTCTGGGGTGAGATCAGCTGTGTCGATTATTCTGGCCATTCGGAAACAACTCCTTCGGCATTCACTAAACGAACAGGCATGGACAGCATACGGGCAACGGAAATTTCCCCAGCTACGCCGACACTTTCGCGCCAACCTGGGATGGTGAGAACCGTTAGATAGTCGGAGCGGCGAAGCATGTCGATGTTGTATTCCTGCCAATAGGCGAAGTCGGTTGGGAGTTCGTAACGCTGGGCAAGTTCGTGACAGTGTACAATGGGGGAATAGACCCACAGACGGCGGGTTAGGAATGCCGCGGTGACCTGTTCGGCGAGAAGAAACCTGGTCTTCATGATCAGAGGATCGGGGTGAGAATATGGTGATGCGAGATAGATCATATTACAAAACCCTCCGGATATTCAAGCACGGTCTGGGCGTAGATGGAAAACTCAATCGCCCAAAGCTTTTCATGAATGGGGATCTTGGTGGCGCGGACACACTGGCCGATGTGGGCGGAGATCTCCTTGTTGATATAGCCCTTGGGATCACCGCTGGCACGGGCGAGTTCCATGTCGACGTCGACTTCGAGTTCGAAAAAGCCCTCGTCGACTATAACGGGGCCTTGGATGCGGTCGAGGGCGACGGAGCGGATGGTGGCGATTAGCATTGAGGTCTTCCCTTCCTGCCGACGATGCGGCGAATTGACTCGGGGTGGAATGCCGAGTATGGTTTCGGCGGGTAACCCTGGGCCTTGAGTGTCTTGGCAATAGCTTTCAGCGTTAGCCCTTCGCCGCGGTAGGTTCTGGCGAGCTTGACGGGTATCTTCGGTTTGCCCATGGCTAGTCGTCCTTCTTCAGCGTGTCCATCTTTGACATGAATTTCCACGAGGCCTCTTCGGTGTAGATGGTGGCGAGGAAGCCCAGGCTCTTTTCCATTTCCGGCTGCTGCGCGTGGTGGAGAAGCATGGTGTCGTGCTCGGCCAAGTCGCAGGTGATACCATAGGTGCGCCACAACCTATGGATATCGTACATGCCGTTCTGGAACACCGATGGTTTGGCCTTGCACCAGCGGCGAACGTATTCCCAGGCGAGAAGTTCCTCGTTGAGGGTTCGCCAATAGTTGCCGTCGCGCTGGGCAGCCGAGTAGAATGGGACGACGATGGCGACCTCAGTGTTTGGCGCGAAACCCACGCAAGTGGTCTGGTCGCCTTTGGTTTCAATGTCGATGCTCAGCCGCTCGGCCGGATCAATGTAATCACGTTCGAATGAGGCGAGGTCAGATAGTGTCGGCGCAATCCAGATCTTGCGGGAAGGGCGTGTAATATCTGGTGAGCTGGAATGTCGACGGGCCTTATAGAGATCCGCGATAACGACAGGTCGTAGTGACCAGTCTCGTATAATAGCCGATTGACTATGTGTTGGTAGTACCTTGAAGGTACGTAGAAGATTGACCCCGGTTGCGGCTGCTGCTGGAGCAGTCGTTCCAATAGGTGCGCCGCGTATAGCTTTGATACCAGTCGTGCCGAGGAGTGCCCACGCAGCCGTCGAACCCAAGGCGATGATAAGATTGGGATTTTCATTATTGATCTCCTCGTATAGGCGGGCGAGGTGCGGAGTGTACTCGGCGCGAACGAACTTGCCCTTGAGCAGGGCAGGCATTCCCTTGATGCCTTCAGGCTTGGTGCCGCAAAGTGCGAGTGGATCGCGGACCGGGATTTTGAAAACGCTAGTCGTGTAACACTCGCGGAGGGAAATACCCGCGGTGTCAAGGAGCTGACGGAGAAGCCAACCGGATTTGCCGGAAAGGGAAGAAGAGGCCTCGGCCTCCTCCTCACTCCAGGTCTCGCCGAGGATGAGGATCTCGCGAGTCATTGCAGTTCCTGTAGAACTTCGGCCAAGTTGATGCAGATTTTATCGGCAAGCAACGCCATAAGTTCGGGCTCTTCCCCATCACGGGTTAAGATAATAGTACGCTTGCCAGCGCCTGCCATCCAACCCAACTCAAGATGGGCAGATCGACCGCTAGGCAGAAGCATGACGCACGTATCGGCCCAACGCATAGCGGCAAAATCAGCGTTAAAGCCCTGGCTAGCGCGGGGATGAGAATACAAAGCATCGCGATATGCAGCGGCACTGCAAGGAAGTTCAAGTCCAATGTCAGACCACTTAAACCCCGTAGAATAAGGTGGATTTTTAAAGTCGTAGACATCGTGACCAGCCTCCTTTAGTTCCGCAAGAACGTCGGTGTGGT